ATATTTTTCCATACAAGTTTTCCTTTGTCTCTGAAGTTGTTCCTTATATGAACATTTCTTACAATATGGCATTCTATAACGATTCAGCATCTCAAATCTCTTATCAGTCTTCTCCCCACACTTGCAAATGAATTCAATCCTCATCCTTTGATTGAACTTGTTATAGTCTCCAAAAAGAGTTGCACCACCCTCTTTAAGAATATCATCTAAAAGTTCTTTTGTATATGGCGAAGGATTCTTTGGCATTTTAGTACTGCTCTTTCAACTAAAAATAGTATTTATCAATTTTCGTAATTACCAACCTCCATTTATAAATCTTTTCTATGTGTACGCCACTGTTTCAGAAATTCATACATGACAATAGACGCTGCAATACTCACATTAAGACTTCTTACAAGTCCATATTGTGAAATAGTAATTCGTGGTGCTGACTGCAAAGACTCTAGAAACTCTTTAGAAATACCGTGGCTTTCAGAGCCCATGATAAAACATACAGGTTTACCAAAATAAGGCTTAAATTTTATATCTTCAATTGGCTCTCCACCTTGTTCAATAAGAATAGGTTGAATACCACGAGATGTAAAGAATTCCATCGGATCCCCAATGCTATTCAGTTTATGCACACGAATATAATTCTTTGATCCAACTTCAGGTCTTGCATCATAATGGCGATATCCAACAACCCATACATCAGAACATCCAAGAACTGCTGCAGTACGAATACTCATTGCAATATTCATATTTCCATCCAAGTTTAGAAGCATAAGATGAACTGGAAGCGCTAACTTTTCCGAAATATGCTTTAATTCATCTTTTGGTTTATCTTGTAGAATCGTATGAACATTGTATTTAATTGGGCGTAGAATAGGCTGTTCATCATTTGTATTGTCATCCATTTTGACACATTTAGTAGTTAAAATAAAAAACAGGTACTATCAATTTTGCCAGGAAAGTTCTCACGACCGCTATTTTTATTGAAATCTTACAATTCGCGCCCCAAATTTCTTTTGCAATTCCTTCGCAAGTTCAGTATCACTTTCATATAAATGGTAGACTACACAGAGTCTTTCTGGAAAACCATTCTTACAATGAAGTAAAGTTGGAGTGGATTCCTGATGAAGAATAATATCACATGTATAGTTTGCTTGGTGAAGTGCTTGTGATTTTCCAGAACCTCCATCTCCAATCACAAGAAGTGTAGAATCCTCTGAATGAAAGAAATCTTCATATGCTTTTACTTTCTCTTGAAGCGTAGAATATACATTTCTAATACTCTTCAAATGATTATTGAGAGAAGTAAGAACATCCATATGTAGTTTCAGAGTACTGGAATTTATAGGTGCAAGTTCTGTAAGTAAATTTGCATAATTTTCAACAAAATGTACACTTCCATGAACATGCCCTTCTTTTAGGGCAAGAGCCCAGTTAGTCTTTAGAGATTCTACTAAGGACATATATTCCATTTTGAACTATGCTATTATACCCTGGAAGGACTATTCCAATTTTTGCCAGTGGTGCGTATTGTTCTCAATACATTTTACCCGAGGTCTAAACCATATGTCTCGCAAAGTATCCAGTCAGTCTATGTCTACGGAAGACAACGCATTCTTTAAAATTCGTCCAACCAAAAGGAGTAATCCAGAGGAACGAACTACTCTTGATGTTATTCATCAATTTCAACTTAGAAAGATTCTGAGTGAACAAGAAGGTGCTACTGAATTGGAGGAGGATTATCAGAATAATGAGGAATATTTGCAGTCGGTTGCAGATGAACTTGTTCGTGGACAACTTGAAGCGAAACAAGAAGCTCTTCGCACTGAAATTGAAGATAAAAAGCGTGAAGATAAAATCTATGATTATTTCTTAAATACGGGTCAAATTCTCTTTGATTATTATGAAAGCCAAGATGCAATTGCAAAAGGTGAGACTGTTGCACATGTTGTCCCTGCAAAACGAAAGCCAGGGGATGTTCTGTCAGCCCTTGAAGATGCCGCAAAACAAGATTGTTCTGGACATTGTATTCAAGAAACTATTCTACATGAAAATACAACCACACCCAAACCCACAGTACAAAGAAGAGATGTACTTTTAGATAAATATCTTCACATTATATATCCTGGTCATAACCGTAAAAGCAATGAGTTAACAGATAGTTTAGGAGAATGTGATTGTGGAAATGATATGATTTTTTCTGCAAATGAAGCTATGTTGTACTGTAAAGCATGTGGAAATACTGAATTTATTCTTATTGATACAGATAGACCTTCTTATAAGGATCCTCCTCGTGAAAGTTCTTATTATGCGTACAAGCGTATTAATCACTTTAAAGAACTTCTTGCCCAATTCCAAGCAAAAGAGTCTACAGAGATTCCTGATGATGTCTATGAAGCAATTGTTGCAGAGTTGAAGAAACAGAGGATTGAAGACACGAAGAATTTGAAACCTGCAAAGATGCGTGAGATTTTACGAAAGCTGAAGTTGAACCGTAAATATGACCATATTCCCCATATTATTAATCGTCTAAATGGAACCAATTCACAGGTTATGACTCGTGAAACAGAAGAAAAACTACTTCATATGTTCAAAGAGATTCAGCCGAGTTTCCAAAAGCATTGTCCTAAAAATAGGCGCAACTTTCTTTCGTATTCGTATGTTTTATACAAATTTTGTGAACTTCTGGAGTTTGATGAGTTTCTCAAGAGTTTTCCATTGTTAAAGAATCGCGATAAACTCTATATGCAAGACAAAGTATGGGCCCTGATTTGCCAAGATCAGAAATGGCAATTTATAAGAAGTATATAAAGTATAGAACATATAATTAGTCGTTGTACTGAATATTTTACAGCCCGCCAGGACAGAAAGATGAAGCCCCGTCTCCCTGCCGAGATTGAACTTCGCTTTCCTCCTTCTTTACTTCATGAAATCTATAAATTTGTTCCCAAAAACCTTTCGGAATCTAAGAAATCACCTCCAAGTTATCAATCATCCCCAGTCTTTCAAAAGGATATGAAGAAAATTCAAAATTCAAAACTGAAAGGAAAATCTGAAATGTATTTACGCGATTTCGAGGACTTTGTTTTGGATTGATTTATTAAGAAATATTAGTCTAAAGGTGTTATTCTTTTATAGTTTATAAAATGGCCAGCAGAAATCGTATTCGGCGAAGTCGTCGTGGAATCCGTGAGAGATATGCAACTCGCCAGATTCGTCTAGCAAGTCTCACTGTTCTTCGTGCACAGAGTGGTATGCTGAATACTCATCAACAACAAACATGGATTCAAGATGTAAATGACTGTTTTGCGAGAATGTTTCGTAATAATCCTCGCACAACCTTTGCAGATGCACTTCATGCGTATGCAAATCAACTAGAAGGATATTCAGTGAATACAAGTTCTCCCGATAATATGAATACTTATTTCACCAACAACTAATAAAAATAGTTAACCCATGTAGAAACAAATGGCAGCCAAGACTCGTCGTGCTCACCGCGGTGGTAAGAAGACTCGCAAGGCCTCTCCCTGGAACAAGGCTGTAAAGCGTGTATATGATGAGATGAAGCGTAAGGACCGCAATGCGTCTTTCGGTGATGCACTGAAGGAGGCCTCTCGTCGCAAGAAGGCTGGTCGTCTGTAAGCAAACAATCTCCCGATTCGGTAGCGTGGGAATTGAATCAATATAATCATAAGATATTCTTATAAAGATTTCTTATGATTTCTAAAAGTTTAGTGTTTACGATGCCCACGAGTTTTACGCGCCTTCTTTGACCTTCTCACCTTTCGGGACTTGCGTTTTCCACCTCCGCCAAGAGGCGGAGCTCTAGGAATTCCACCACCAGGCCAAAGAGTATAGGAGTTTGCACCTGAAAGAGATTGAGGAGCAGGAGCTACAGGATAATTGGCCATTTCTTCTACTTAGGCCATGTATAATGTTGTACCTGTCCAGTAAAAAACAAGAAAAGGACAATTGTTTGAATTTGGTTCCAAATGCAATGTATAATGTGTATAATCTGGATTAGTGGAATTTATATATGTTGGTGTTCCTCCATTAATGGATACTTGAACATCCATACTATTGTTTGTTGAAAGATTCTTTATAAAAAAATATCTATCTATTTCTGCAGCACCCCATGATGCTGGAACATTTAGTATAAGTGTTCCTATTCTTGAATCCTGACGATTTACGAACCGTTTTCCAAAATCGGCTGATGTTAAATTTAATGTGAATACATTATTATTGGGATCACGTGCTCCGAAATATTGAATCGTTGTATATTGTGATGCAGGGGGGCCAGTTGGTCCAGGATCTCCTTGAGGGCCTTGAGGGCCTTGTTCTCCTTGAGGGCCTTGTTCTCCTTGAGGACCCTGTGGACCTTCTGGACCTTGAGGACCCTGTGGACCTTCTGGACCTTGAGGACCAACTATTCCAGATGTATTTGCACATACTTGAGAACATGTAAGGGCATATGCATTTCTATAAGCAGTTAATTCGCCAGCATTCATCTCTTACTATATAATGTTATTATAACAATATAGTATAGTTTAAATTTTATCTAACTCTCAAAAACGTCAAAAAGTAAAATTCATCACATGAAAATTAAATTTAGAAATAGTGGATGAATTTATTTATATGATAAATTTAGTGCATTGGGAATCCACTGAGATTGAGACCAATTCCTAGTCCAGCACCCTGGCGAGCCGTTACACCGATAGAAGGTACAACAGCGTCCAGCAGAGCGAACACAGCAGCCGCAACAACCGCCAGAGTGGCTACCTCATCAAGAGGCAGGGATTTCCGGGGAATAAAGGTGGCAGCAATAGCAACTGCTAGACCCTCAATCAGATATTTTAGAGCACGGCTTACAAACTCACTTAGAGAGAAGTCCATTTGTTCTTATACTTGTGCGAGCGAAAAAAAGACAGCGTAAAGACTTTGTGGTTGGACTATTAGAATCCAAGATGCCCAAGAATGTTGATACGGAAGATTTTCTGAACGAGGATGCTGATATCCCTGGACAGCGCTTTGTTCTTCTCAGTTTCCTGAGCCCTGAGAAAGTTCTTGCTCGGAAGGACCAATTCTTTTTTGAGAAGTTTCTCGCGAATTACGAGGTGGAGTGGAAGGTAAAGAATATGGAGAAGTTTCTTGCAAATACCGCAAAGACTATCAATGATAAGATTGATGCGGAATATGTAAAGCTAATTGAGAAGAATCTGAATGACGAGGCTGAGATTCTAAGGGCAAGTAAGATTTCTATAGACACTGTCCTTGGACAGTATCAGGAGTTTGTTCGTGAAAATGCGAGCTCTGTAAATGCCACGACGATTAAGACTGCATTTGAGGACTTTATGTTTAAGAATGGAAAGCAGTTGGAGGATGAGTTCTTTGCAAAGAATGATTTCACGACGACTGTGCGTGGCTTGAAGGTTCGTGGAACTTACGGAACTCAAGAGGAAGCTGTAGCCCGTTCTAAGAAGCTGCAGCGTAATGACCCTATTCACAATATCTTTGTTGGAGAGGTTGGAAAGTGGCTTCCTTGGGATCCTGACCCCAAGGATATTGCCGAGCAGGAATATGCAGAAGAGCAGCTCAATCAGCTGATGAAGGGATACAAGGAGAACGAGGAGGCTCGTGAGAAGTTCTATCAGGAGAACCCTGCACTAAAGGGAAAAAAGGTGGAAAAGGGTATTACCAATATGACTATGGAGAAGGTAAGTGATATGGATGCGAATGCTGCTCTCTTCAGTGGTCCTGCTGATCTCGCAATGGAGAGGAAGCGTGAGGGAGGTGCTAAGACGGAGTAAAATAGAAATAAAGCATAATTCTTAGTAGATTTAATATAAATCTTGTAAGAAGAAAAATGATTTTTGAATATTTAAAATCCATTTACAACATCAATATTTGCCTTGGGATAAATGGGTACACAAGACTTGGATTGGCAAAAGAATCCCTCGGGACAAGGCTTCACTCCCTCCTGACACATAGACACTGCTATATCTTGAAAGCCCATAACAACACTCTTCTTATTAAAGAAGACCATGCCAACAAAAATAACAACTGCAAGAACCATCAGTAGACCTACAACGCTTAGACTTTTGACAGATGAACGCGCTGCCATTCTTTCTAACTAGAGTCGGGTTTATTTGGAATAACCAACAGGTACCGTTTCTTTTCATTGAAAAGAAACACTAACGAACATGTTCCTAAATTAGGAACATTACGGAACAATAGGCAGAGTCGTTTTTCCAAGAGCAGGTTTCTTTGTAGAACGGCACCAACCGTTCATGCACTTCATATCTTCAGGACAATCTGGTAAATCTACGCCACATATCTGTGTTGGCCTTTCATAAGGAATACTTACAGAAGGGGAAGGTGAAGGTGAGCTAAACGCTCCAACAAAAGGTTGAACAAGACTTGAGGAAGAAGAGGAAAGTTTTACAAAAGGATAATTTAGCATGATAAAAAGAGCAACTGACAACAAAAAAAGACCACTTAGAATTTCCATGGTCCTTAAATCGTTCTTCTATTCTATCTTACGAACTTGAATAACTGGACCGCGCATTTTAGTTTGTGTCGGGTCATAATTATTCATATCTTCTTCTTCCTTATCGCGATAATGCGCCGCATTATGTTGCCAGAAACGAGCATCGCCAATCTTAAATTCTCCGTGAAGTTGCGCCTTGTACCAAAATACAATATCTTCAAGTCTATTACTCTGTGTGTTATTACTAATAACTAGGCATTCATAATTTTGTGTACACTGGTCCATAATCTGGCAGAAAAATTCAAAGTTGGGAAATGCAGAACCAAAATTGTCAAAGATGCGCTTTCTGTTTGTAAAATAGGGCTCGCGAAGAACAAAGACATAATCTACATTCGTGCGTAGAACAGGAGGAATACCAAGAGGGTACTGCATAGTAATTAAGAAAAAGACCTTTAGCCAACGACCGTTCAAGAACAAATAACGAATATTCTTATCATGAATCCAGCTATCATCATAAAGACAGTCGTCTAGAATTAAGAAACTACGAGGGTCAATAGTCTGTTTTGTTAAAATGCGTTGACCACGAGCGTCTACGGCTGCTCCAGAATTCTGTGCTTGAATCTTTGCCATAACCATTTTTTGTCGTTTTACATACTTATCCACAATAACAGGATTATATTCACCGTGAATGAACAGAGGAGGAACAATAGAACTATAGAAACTATTAGACTCTTCTGTACCACTGATCACTGTGCCAACAGGCATGCGCTGATGATGAAAGAGCAGATCTCTTACAAGAGTTGATTTACCCGTACGACGGCGACCAATAAAAACACAAACTGCATCTTCAGGAATATTTTTCATGTCAAACTTTCTTAGTTTTAAATTCTGAGCTTGTGCTGCAAGTCTTTCTGCGATGCTCATGATTGTTGGAATTACTAAATGAGTCTCAAAGAGTTTTTTTCGGAATTATTCGCTGAGGAAAGGTTATGTTGCGGTTCTCAGTATTCACATAAATCCGACCGGGATAAGAAGAATGACGACAGGAAAAGGGAAACAACAACCCTTTAAATTTAACTTTCAGGTAAGATCTGCATTTTCTTCGGATCTATTACCCTTTGTTGGTGGAAATGATATAAGTGAAAACTTTGAAAGAATAAATGATAACATTCCTCTTGTGAATGTAGTAGAGAAGTCTAAGCTCTGGAGAGAGAGAAATTTTGGAATTCCTATTGTTTCTCAAATACAAACAGTTGATTCAAATAAGAATATTGTAAACCTTAAAATTCAAGACAAGACTGTTCCTGCATACCAGAAAGTTGTCCATATTCTAGATGCCTATAGGGTTT